CGCGCTTTCTTGTTGCCACTTCTAGCCACCTTTGCTGAGAGGGCTAATTCTAACTGAGACTCCATCTTGTCGAGGCGCGACACAATGGGAATGTTTTCAAGTTTGATGATGTATCTCAGTCCGGCGATAAGGAGGCCGATTGATCCGAGAACGCTGGCGATAGTCGCGGCGAGGTCGGAGGCTGCCATTACTTGATTTTGCCGTAGCGCTCGTAATTGGGGTTGAGCCAATTAATCACGGAAGGCAACACACTCACAAGTGCCGCATTGAGAATGTAATCGGGTTGAAGTCCTACTGAGAGGTATGTCGAGAGAGCCGTCGCGACGAACGTTTTCGCCCAAGTCCCTGCCATCAGTTTCAATTCTGCCATTTTGTCTATCTCCTTCGAGGTCGAACCAGCTACCGTCTTTATCTCCCAAAGTTGTAAAACTAATATGGAAGTGCGACCGGTGAGGGTTAGCACCTCTGTATTTTCTGCGCTTCCAATTCATAATCGGACTCATAATTTGGCCGTCATAAATTATGTATTTAATGCGCTTATCGCCTCGCTTGGCGCATTTGCGAATCTTCTCCACAAGGGCATAAGCCTCTTCTTTGTGGGCGTTGAGATCAGCGTCAATGTCTAAAGCTCTGACAATTCCATTTCCTCGAGGGTCTGGTATGTGGTCAGAATTACCTTTAGCAACGTGCCTAGCATCAGCAATCCACCCATCAGAACGCCGGTCGCGATCAGGATAATCGTCATCAATTTGCTCCCTTAATTGCTGCCCAGCTTTGCAAAGTTTAGGCAAGTCCGAGAACTTTCAAATCTTCGGGCGTTAAACCTAACGCCACTAATTTGGCCTCAGCAGCTTCTTTTTTTGCTGCTAGTTCCGCTTCGGCTTTGGCATTTAATTGATCTACTTTGGCAAAAGCTGCGTCAAATTCAGCTTTGGTAAAAGGCTCACATTCTAAAAACTCAATGCCTTCATATTCAGTTCCAACGGCTTTGTAACCACCTTCAGGGCGCAGATAAAAAAGAACTTCGTGAAATAACGCCATTATGCCCCTATTTCTAAAAGAGTAATTGTTGATGTTGGTTTTGTGCCGCCGCCTGTGGCAGTTGCTTGAACAACGACTTGAGCATTGTTTTGAACGCTCTGAAATTGAGTTTTGATTGTCACTGCCGATGTTGTATTTGGGCTAAATAAATAATTGATTGAAGATGAACCGACATAATTATATTGTGCGCTATTTGTATAAGCACCAGTTTCCGAAAAATAAACTGTTGTGGTTCCGTCAGTAATTCTTAAACCAATTGATGTATTGGCGTTATTATTGTATTTTCCAACGTCTGCTTGATCTACAATGGCTAGGATTTTGCTCGTCGTTGCGCTTGGCGTAATAGTTGCGGTCAATCCCGTATCTGTCCAAGTGTTAGTTGAAAGAAGAACTTGCGTGGAATAAGTTGCATTGACTACCTGTAAAACTTTTCCACCAGCAGGCGTCGCCCATTTGAGGCCGGTTGATGTTGTTGAATCAGCAGTCAGAACTTGTCCATTCGTGCCAACAGCAAGTCTAGCTGGAGTATCCGCTGCCGTTGCAGAAATTAAATCACCTTTGGCATCAAGTATTGTTAATGGATCAATCGCTACCCAGCTGAAATCCATATCAGTATTTGAAGCTTTAGATAGCACTTGTCCGGTTGTGCCACCTTTGAGATCAACAAGTGAAGTATCTATCGCGCTTCCTAGCGTTCTAATTGCTAGAGCGCCGTCCTTTACTAGGTCGGTGTCATCAGGCGTCTCCCACCCGAAATTCGTTGTTGTTGCCATTAACTAATCACTCCAATCGCGTCCTGCCATTCTAGGGTATTGAGCACACTATTCCAGCTTTCTGCCGCATTGACTTGGTTCCATCTTTGAGCGACTGCCGAGAATTCTGTTGGTGAAGCATTGAGCGTTATTGAAAGGCCGGAGACCGACGCTCTAAACGTCCAGCCCTCGACGTAACCGGTGAATTCGCCACCGAGCATCTGTGGAGGCAGATTGGTGACTCGGATTGGTTGGCCCATAAATACGGCGAGGAGCGCATCGCGGTCGTTATTGTCCATCTCTGGGTTTTGGATTGGAAAGGTAATGGATTGGAAAAGATAACGAGGATAAGAACGGAGTTGAATAACTCGATCAGCCATATCCTCAACGTCTGCCGTATTTTTCAAGTAACTTGAAAACTGTTCGGCATAAAGACCGAAGGTTGATTGAGAAGCTGTGTCTTGAGCGATATATTGGCTATTAAAGTTGTTGCCGTAATCAATAATTAGTTTATTTACCAATTCACCCTGCCGCTGGACGATTCCAATACCAGCGCCAATGGCTTGGTTGGCATCAAGGTCGGTGTATCCGTTGGCTGTTAAATAATCCTGTCTGTGGCTCGCGTCGGCGTAACCGATAAGTCCATTAGCATCTTCATACAAATAGCCAAGAGCTGAGGAAGCTATTTGATTGGCAATATTCGAAATCACTTGATCCGTAATTTGCCGGCTGCTCATCGTATATTCACCGGCATCAATATCGCCTAAGCCGATGTTTAGCGCCTGAGTCCAAGTCTCGCTAACGTTATAGGTATCCCAAGTTTCGGCTGGTGGAACTTCATTCCAAGAGCCAAGCAATAAATCATCTAACAAGTCTTGTATTTGTGCGCCGTCTAGTCCTTCGGCTAGGTTGCCATCAAAGGTCGCTCGTTGAAGTCTAGCTAATGGCCCAATTGCTGTAATAAATATATTTGTGACAGCCGCAGCATTACCAGCCGAAGTTACTGATTGACGAATATCTGAGATGCGACCGCCAAAGATAGGCACATAAGTCGCTGAACTATTCTGGACTTCAATAAGAATCGAGGTATTGACTGTGAATGAATAAACTGTGTTGTCGGTGTTAATGAGCCGAAGTGAGCAATAGCCAGCAGGAGTTGGCGAATTAATGTCCGTCCTGCCTGTTGTAATTTGCAAATCAGTTAGAGTGACTGACGTAATCTCTGTGCCATTGGCCTTAATTCGCCAGACGGGTGTCCAAGCTGTCATAGGATTTGGGCGTTAGACCTAAGATCGCCAGCGCCGGTTGTGCCGCGATTAGTGGAATTGTTAAGGGCTAAAACGACTGCTCGAGTGAAGCCTTCTTCATCAATAACGCTTGGGGCATTGACGTTAATAGTAACGTTTCCTCTTTCCTCAGCTCGACGAACGTCAGCAATACTTACCGCAGCTGCTTTGGGACCTACGGCGTTAAGAAAAGTGTCAATTGCTGAAGTCGTCCCAGAAATTACACCAGAAATTGTTTTTTGTGTTGAGCTCGATGTAGTCGAACCGCTAGAAATACCACCGCTAGAAATACCAGTCGAAGGCGTTGAAGGTGTAGAAATTTTAGGCGTTGATGGCAACGACGGAACTGACGTCGAAGGGGTTGAAGTTGTAAATGATGGCTTAGATATTGTGCTGACATTTGGCAGGATCGGAATCGCATTGTAAGCGCGAATGAGTGCGTTAATACTGTCAATGGCAAAAGATACGGCTGATTTAATGCCATTAACGACTGCGCCGATAACGTCTAAAATACCGCCAGCAATTTTGCCTAAGAAGCGGAGGGCATCGCCAAACCCATTCAAGATAAGTGGAATAACAAAGTCTTTAATGATTGTGCCTAAAGTTGTAAGAGCCTCTCGATTACGTTCAATGGCGTCCTGAACTGGTTTGAGAGCGGCGTCTTTGAATTGGATAAATTTAGGAATGACTGTGTTGATGAAGAAGTTCAGTAGGTTTTGCAATGTAGGCAATAACGCAGCACCCACCGATTCTTTAGTTTCGTCGAAGGCGACTTTGAGGCGCTCAATCTGTCCTTCAAAGGTATTGGCTTGAGTTGCCGCAGCTCCGCCAAAGGTGCTGGCTAATTGCTTAACAGTTCCCTCTAAGCCAAGAGTTTTAATCTCTGCTGACGATAGACCAATTCCCAAACGCGCTAATGAAGCTGTGTTGCCTTCATACGCTTTTCCGAGTGCGTTAGAGACAGTCTCAACGTCTTTACCCGTTGCGGCGGATACGTCTAAAGCGAGTGTGAGTAATTCTTGAGATTTTTCGACTGATCCAGTAGCGACTGCGAGGCGTTGAAGGGCTGGACGAAGTTTGTCATCTGCTACGCCTGTGGCGAGCGAAGTCTTGAGAATTTGTTCTTCGACGGACGCAATTTGAGCATCGGTAGCAGCTGTAACATTTTGCAAAGCTAGTGCAAGGCGCTTTTGTGCGGCTTCATCTTCGATGGCAGCCTTAACGCCTTCGATGGCTAACTTGCCAGCATAGGCAGCAGCCGCAGCGGCAGCAGCGGCGAAAGCAGCGGCGGCGACTTTGCCGAACTTTTCTAACTTACCGCCAAAGCCTTCGACCTCTTTTGAACCGGTATCTAAATTCTTCTTAAGGTTATCAACGTCCGCGAGAATGGATAACTTAAGCGTTCTACTTCCAGCCATTATTTATCCCACTCCTTCAAAATCTTTGAAAACGCTTCTTCCCATTTCTTCACTAGTTCAGGCTGAATTTTGCGAAGTGCTGGATAGATGAAATAGCCAGAATTTCCTCGCCCCTTGCGTGGGGTGCGTCGTGGGAACTGACGATAACGATTAGATCCGAATTCGTAACCTGCCCAGAGATCTTTAGTTGATCCTCCACCAGAGAAACGCTGAGACGCGAATCCATAAGAGAACTCGCCAATCTTCGAGGTGCTGGAAACTTTAACGCCGCTTGTAATGCGATCGACAACGGCCTGTCCAAAGGTTCTGGTGATGCCGTAGGCCCTAACTTCATTCGCGGCATATCGAGCCAGCGCAGAACTCTCGCGTTTAGCCGCATCAACAGCTTCATCGTCCATCGCTTTGAACGCGGTAATGATTGAACGAAGTTCGCGCTTGTCATAGCTGATTGGTAACTCATCTGCCACCTTTGCGCTCCTTCAATATCTCAATCGCCGTTA